TTAGCAAAGCGGACCAACCAACCCAACAGCAAAGTGACAGCATTTGGATCCAATTGATAATATTGCGCGGCGGCAGCAATGGCTTGCTCAGAGTTGAATGATGTTCTTAAGGGCTTGATGCGGTCGCGTACGGATATCTGAAATTGTTTCAGAACCGCCTCACTGTAGGGCGCATAATTGGTTATGATGAATCGCACTTCCCTAAAACGTCTCGCAATCTTAGTGTAATTGACGAGTGGGTTGTAACCCACTAGGAGTTCATCCACTCCTTCATCTTGTAGAGCCCTACCCACCTTCAGGATAATATCAGTCGTCGGATGATCGCCTTCACCGTAGATACGGATCCCTTTCCCTGGACGGCTGTTTTCGCACAGGGTGATGTTTGGTCCTCTGATTTTAATGTGGCTGTTGACCCTCGAGTCGTAAGATTTGACCTTCGCCGCCAATCGTACAATGTCCGGTAAAAGACCTCTCTCGGTTACGAAATTGTTAATAAACTGAGGTGAATGCTCCTGATCCCATGTCATCTCAACTTTAAGTACCTCGTTAACGTACTTTAGGTTGGTCTCGAGAGCCCCATCCTTCTTCCGAATGATAGAGTCATCACCCTTGATGGCGATCATGTACTGACCGTCCCGACAATCTTTCTCGGGCAATATCATGATCGCGATTATGAGACACAATAACGAGTTGGAAAAGATGGTTGACGGTTGCCCGCTATGCTGCTTGTGATCACCATCGAGGTACGCGCCATCGTAATTTCTCAATCGCCATTTGCGACGCAACCCGGCGTAGACGTTGATGATTTCCTCAGGCACACCACACTTAGTCATGAGTACTTCCTCCAAGAGGAGCGTTACCTCGGAATGGCAACTGTCGAAAGCGCTAACGTCGCCGGCGAACCACCCGCCATGCATCTCGGACATAGTCTTAAAGAAATCGTCGAAACTTTGTTCCGATCCATTGTAAGCAAAAAGCGTGGGGTTATTGCGCCCGTCGTTAATCGTTTGCGTGACTTTCTCCTGCCAGGCCCGTATCCATGGGGCAATCATGAAATTAAGGTCCTTACTCCAAGCCGAAACACCTTGCCCTGCTTTGTTTTTGTACATGCCATTAATCCTTGGGTCGGGTTTATCGATGTCTATCTCGGCGGTCTTGACCTTAGCCTGTGCCTTGAGGAAGTGGTTGACGTCCATCAGGTGGTCGTCTGGTTCATTATGCACCTGATCAAGGGTTCCCTTCTTGTACATAGCCAAGATCATGTCTAACTTGTG